GACCCATTGGGTTTTGGCACCGGAGGTGTGAGGGATATGACTGATAGAGTAAGGCTGATTGATCTTATTGTTGACGCGAAACGGGAAGACCCTGAGCAGCTTCCGTTTTCTGAGTTTTTGGCCGATTGTTTAATCGCAAACGGCGTGACGATTGTGACCGACACAAATGTCGGCCTCAAGTGGATCCCGGTGGCGGAGCGGTTGCCGGATGAATATGTGTCCGTTTTGGGGCACATGACGGATACCGATGGTTTCCCCTCGGCGCGGGAGTGCTTCCTGGTCGGCAATGAGTTCTGGTTCCCGGCTCTTTTGACAACGTGGCCGGTGGATCGGTGGGCAGAACTGCCGGAGGAGTGAGTTATGGCGCGGAGACCTAATAATATGCTGGCCTCTTTTGAGGCTCGGCTGGAGGCAAAATACCGGAAGAAGCTGGATGTTGCGCTGCAGATGGGTTTGGACGCGGCTTTGATCGCGGCCAATGAGGTGCTGCAGCTGGGGCCGAGCCGGGCAGGTGCCTTTCGGACAGCCTATATCACAGCCATGAACGAGATGGCTGCGCTGATCGCGGAGGATGGCGCGGACGATGAGGATCTGGTGTATGCCACGGAAACCATCGACCGCAGGCTTCGGCAAATCGTCGGCGCGGATCAGCTGCAGCCGTGGATTGAGCGATATGGAGGCAGGCAGAAATAATGTCTGCCTCCGCAGAAAAGGAGGCTAACTTGAAGCGAGTCAGAATAGAAACGGCGGGGCCTTATGTGGATGTTGTGATTTATCCCATATCGGCAAGCAGACAGGATGACCAGCCGCGTGGATCGGCCGAAAATCCGACCGGAGATTTTCGGCAGCGCGTAAATGATCGGAAGGCTGCGCAGAAGTTTAAGCGGCTGATTGCCTGCAACTTTTCTCCCGGAGACAAGGTCGCCACGCTGACATACCGCGACGACACCTTGCCATCTACCGCGGACGAGGCAAGAACGCGACGAATTCGCCCTTTTATGGGCAAGCTGCGCAAGGCGTGCCGTGAACTGTGCAACGGCCCTCTCCGCTACTTTTACGTAACAGAGGGGCGGCACGGCGATCATCGGCTGCATCATCATATGATTGTTGCCAACGATCCTGTTTTGCTGGATCAGATCGAGCACCTTTGGAAATATGGTTTCGTCAGTTTTGAGTCGATTGTGTCCAGAGGCTACGACAACTGGGCGCGGTACCTCACCAAGGAGCCGCGGAAAACAGGCCGTCAGCGCGTTGGAGATCGGGCATGGACTCCTAGCCTTGGACTCAAAAAGCCAGAGGCTGTAACATTTGATGTGCAGGACGATTGGGAGTATGAGCTGCCGCCCAACGTATTCGTTGAACACAACGATACAGCGAAAAATGAGTGGTACTGCTGCCGGTATATATCGTACCGCAAACTTCCCGAAGCTGAGAAAACCGAATAATCCCTTTATAAATTGGACTTGAAGCGATGTATATCTTCTGTAAATTCAAAACAAAAAGGAGAATTTTATGTTGCATGATAATAAGCCATGTGGTATAATAGTGACAACGGAAGGCTGGGTGCATTGCCCGGTCTGCAAGCAGAACAAAAGACTGCTGCGAGTACTGCCTGATACGACTGCGACGTGTTTGCCGGTTTACTGCAAGCGTTGCCGTCGCGAGGTTGTTTTGAATATTTGTCCGAGAGCCGAGAGCCTTAGAGCCGAGAGCCAATGACAACGCGAGAGATCGCGTGTGTTGTCATTGGCTCTCGGTGTTTTTTGTTTTGCGTGGAGGTGAGAGTCCATGAGCAGCAAACCGTTGAGGCCATGCAGGCGTCCTGGCTGCTACACGCTAGTCCCAGACGGATACTGCGATTTGCATCGTCCGCCGCCAAGGCCGGACTCAAGATCCGACGAGTCTAAGCGCTGGCGCTGGATGTACAAAACGGATCTCTGGAAAAAAAAGCTGCGGCCGGAGCAGCTGGCACGGAAGCCGTTTTGCAGAGTATGCGCCAAACATGGTGACCGCGTTCGCGCCACAGAAGTGGACCACATTCAGGACCACAAGGGCAGCTGGCCGCTGTTCTCTGATCCAGAAAACCTTCAGAGCCTGTGCCACAGCTGCCACAGCCGAAAGACCATCACAGATCAGCTCAATTTTGCAAGGAAGAAACGGCGTTGATCCGCAAAAATCGCTGCAGCTTTGGGCGCGCATGCGTGTGTGGACGCACCCGCGCAAATCTTTGCAGCCCTCCCCCCGGGGCAAAAAGTTTTTCGCGAGCCACAAAGCACCGCAGCGCCCCATCCACACAAAAATTTCTCCCCAAGCGCATAATTGCGCCGACGCCGAAACGAAAGGAGGCAGCAGCCATGCCGGGAAAACGACAACCAACTGATCTCGTGCTTCTCAACGGACGGAAGCATCTGAGCCAAAACGAGGAAGCAGAGCGGCGCTCCCATGAAACCAGAGTCCCCCGGGCTAAAAATCCGAAGCCGCCCCCCTGGCTGGATGAAGGTCTGCGAAAAGAGTTCCGCAAGCTCGGTAAGCAGCTAATCGTCGTCGGATTGTACACCGATCTGGATGCGGATACCCTGGGCATGTACCTGACCGCCCGACACCAGTGGGAGCTGGCAACCAGAGAAACCGAGCAAAGCCTTGTGGTCGGAGACATGAACGCCTCTGACAAGTGGAGCAAATCGCAAGAGCGTTTCTTTAAGGCAGCCCGCAGCTGTGCTTCTGATCTGGGCCTGAGCATTTCTGCCCGATGTCGGCTGATTGTGCCGCAGGTTCCGGTAGATCCAGACGCGGGTGAAGAGGACGACTTCTTTGCCGAACTAATGTCTCGTCAGCGGATTGCAGGAGGTTAACCGTGGCTGAATATTACCATGAACCATCCGGACAGTTTGTGTGTGATTTTCTCAGTCACTTGCCCACAACCGATACCGGCAGGCCGTTTAACCTGTATCCGTGGCAGACTGAAGCCATTACTGAATTTTACGGCACCCTGCTGGCGGACGAAAATACCGGCGAGATCTACCGCAGGTATCAGTACCTGTTTATGGAGCTCCCCAAAAAAAACGGCAAATCTGAGATTTCCGCAGGCCTTGGCATTTTTCACCTGATTGGCGATGGAGAGCTAAACGCAGAGGTTTACATCTGCGCCGCAGACAAGGAAAACGCCAGTATTGTTTTCAACGCTTCTTTGTTTATGATCCGCACGTCAACCTGGCTGTCCAAAATGGAAGCTCGCGGCGAACTCAAAATCAAAGAAAGCTCACGCCAGATCAACTACAGGAAGCGCTGTACTCGCGAGGATGGCAGCTCATACTGGAAGACCATCGGTGTTTTGAAGGTTTTGTCTGCAGAGGCCTACTCGAAGCACGGATACAAACCAAGCTGTGTAATCTTCGATGAGCTGCATGCTCAGCCCAACCGGGATCTGTACGACGTTATGACGTTTGGTTCCGGTTCTGGACGGAAACAGCCGGTGTGGATCATCCTGACCACGGCCGGCGACGATCCCGACCGAAATTCCATTGGCTGGGAGGTTCACGAAAAGGCCGTGGCTGTGCGCGATGCCAGACAGCTGCAGCGAATTCTGAGTGACGGTGGAGATCCCCGGCAGGTCTTGTCCCTGCGCCATGTGGCCGACGAGGATCTGGACGCTGCACAACGCGACCTTCTTTCCCACGATCTACCAAACTGGCTGCCGATCCTTTATGGCCTGACAGCCATGTATGGAGACGATCCGGAGGATTTGGCAAAGATTGATATTTATGACGAGGCCCTTTGGTTTCTGTGCAACCCGTCACTGGGAAAACATCTGCCGTTGCGAATGCTTCGGGATGAGGCCAAGGCGGCCAGAACCAGTGAAGCCAATGAGAAGCTGTTCCGGTGGCTCCGCCTGAACCAGTGGATTTCCGTCAAGGCCGTTTCCTGGCTGCCTCTTACTTTGTATGACAAGCTGCAGTGGGGGCCCAGCAAGCGGAAGGAACGGATGGAATGGATCCGGCAGCTGGAAGGAAAAACCTGCTATGGTGGTGTAGACCTTTCTTCCACTACCGACCTGACAGCGTTTGTGCTATTTTTCCCGCAGCAGGCGAACTTGGACAAGTCCATCTGGCTCCCGTTCATATGGCGATCCAGCAAAGATCTGGACGCTGCTGAGCGAAACGATCACGCCCCATACCGTGACTGGGAACGGGCAGGCTTTATCAGCCTTTGCGAAGGTGA